ACAACTATCCGTGGGACTGCGTGCTGCGGTACACGGGCGCAGAACCGGACACGGTGCCGGCCACAAAGAAACCGACGCAGTTCGTCACCGTCGAGCTGCCCATGCTGGAGGACGGTCAGACCGGCGTGGTTGTTGCGATGCTTCAGGCGGCTCTGAAGTATTTCGGCTATGATCCTAAGTGGATAGACGGCGAGTTCGGAACCAGGACGCGTAATATGCTCATGGCCTATCAGGCGGAGCACGGCCTTGAAACTGACGGCATCTGCGGCGCGGCCACGTACAAGAGCATAGTGGGAGGTGAGCGGGAATGAAGAAGATCATTTAATTTGCCGGTAACTTGCCAATGAATAAATATGAAAAAAGGAGAAACAAAAATGAATGCACCTGAAAAAGCCTTGCAGTTCAAGGCATGGATCGTCGCAGCTATCGCCTTCCTCACGGCACTGTGGGGCTGGGTAGGCTGGGCGGTTATAATCTGGATCGCCTGTATAGTCCTCGACTATGCAACGGGAACATGGGCCGCGAAGAGCGCCGGGGACTGGTCGTCCGCCGTAGCAAGAGCGGGACTGTGGCACAAGCTGGGCGAGATCGTCGCCGTGCTTGTGGCAGCGCTCTGCGATATAGCAATTAGTGTAATAATTAACGGCGCCGGCATAGACATCGGCATAACATTCGGGACGCTTATAACGCCGGTCGTGCTGCTCTGGTACATAATAACGGAGCTCGGCAGCATCATCGAGAACGCTGGAAAGCTCGGCGCACCTATCCCGGAATGGCTTAAGAAGTGGCTCAGAAATTATAAGGACAAAATAGATTCAGATCATGAGCCGCCCGTTGAAATAATCAAGGTCGACGAAACCCAGAACGAATAAGCAACACGCGCCGGGTACACCCGGCGCGAAGCAAAGGGAGTGCTGTCATGGAATATTACAGTGTGGCAAAAGGAAAGCTGCCTGAAGAACTGGCAGCCCTGATGCTCAATGAAAGAGTCGCGGCAATAAAGCAGGCGGGCTTGGGGAAGCTTGATGAACAGATCGCCATGCAGTATTTCATAGAACGCCTGCCGCACTCCGACGTCGCCGCGATAGTCGGCAGAGATCGCTCGACGGTTTCCCGTCGACTAAAGGAGATCACGCCGCAGATAAAACATGCGGCGGCGTCACTCACAAAGATACCGCAGTAATGCACATACGCACACACAAACACCGCGAGGATGCACCCCGCGGTGTTTCCTTTTTGAGATAATGTAAACAGAAACAGACCGGAGCGCTACGGCCTGTGAACATTATTTCAAGAAGGAGGAGCCACAAATGGAATATGCAAGCAAAGCTACAGCTGACGCCGGCCTGACCACCGGCATCATAGGCACGGCGCTTGGCGCGCTCAACTCCGGCATCTTCAACGGCGGACTCGGCAATCTCTTCGGCGGCAATGCCTCCGCAGCCGATCTCTCAGGCATGGCGGCCGGCGCGGCTCTTGCTGCTGCTCTTGGAGCGGGCGGACGCTGCAGTGAGGACAAGACCGTCAACCGTTATGAGCTGAGCCTTCAGCAGAAGCTCGCCGAGAAGGACGCACAGATCGCACTGCGCGACGCCAACACGTACGGCGACCAGAAGATGCTGGAGATGTACAAGTACATCGACGGCCAGCTCAAGGACATCCGCGGCGCACTCTGCGCACAGTCTGTTCACAACCAGAAGACGGAGGACAGCTTCACTGTCGCGATGAAGGACCTTGCGGCTGTCAAGGCAGAGCTGCTTAAGGAGATTCAGATAGAAGCGGAGCGCAGATGCTGCGGCGACAACTCCATTGTCACCTATGTAAACGCTACGTTCTATCCGAAGCAGGTAGCGGACGTCACCACCGGCACCACGACCACGGCGCAGACTCTCTACAATCCGCTGCCCAACTGCGGCAAGAACTGACGATCCATAGCAAACCGGGGGAGGCGCATGCCTCCCCTGCTGTGTATGAGAAAGGATTTTAAAACATGGTCAGTATAGACAGAGTGAAGTCTGGCGTTTCACGGTACCTCGACAATGAAGTTGTGCCGAAAATGTCCGGAGCGAATAGGTGGATCTTCTCTGCTGCTGCGGCTGCGTATGTGGCGGAGGCCCCGAAGCTTGTGAAGAAGCTGAATGAGAACAAAGCACTCGCGGCGCTGAACCTCGTAGATGAGGCAGGCAACGTGGATGTTGAAAAGATATATCAGTATATCAAACCTGCTGCTGAGAAAGGACCAGCACCGATTACGCTGCCGATCATCGGGACACTGACATTTACGGCAGCGGATGTTGACAGTCTGTATGCCTATATCATGCAGAGCTGAGAAAGGAAAGCAAGATGAACAAAGAACACATATCCGATTATAAAGCACGGCTTGAGAAAGGGCTGGCTGAATTTATGGAGCTGCCCGTTACCGAGGGCTCCGCTGAGGCGGTAAAGAGTATGATAGAGTGTCTGGATGCTGTCGAGCATCTGGAGCACTGCGGACATCATTCCGCTGCGCTGACGCATGAAGACATCATGTATTGGTACTCCAAGATGGAGAACGACGACGGCACGACCGGCGGGCATTGGACGCTTGACCAGACTAACGCCGTCGCTGCCGCTATGGACGTGAGGTTCGAGCACATATCTGCTTGGTGCTGGAACGCGACCATGAACATGATGTACTCCGACTACTACAATACCGCGATGAAATTCGGCGTATGTACACCGGAATTTTTCGGAGAGCTTGCAAAAGAATTTCTGTTCGACAAGGACGGCCCCGAACCGAAAGAAAAGCTTGCAGCATACTACCGCGGCATCGTAGAGCGTTAGTAAAACCGTTAGTAAAAATGCACGTTAAGATAGTGCTGACGGCGTCGGAAAAGCGATGAACACAACGAGAAAGTGAGCGGGACGAAAAACCGGAAACCATTGGTATAAAAGGGAAATCCCGTAGCCGCAAGGGCTACGGGATTTGTTCTGTTTGGCGGAGATGGAGAGATTCGAACATTCTACAAAATTGATAAAAGCATTGCGGCGCAATGGATTGAGAAATACGTTAGTAAATGCGTTAGTAAAATTAACCGTTATAGAATTGAGCCATCTCGTTTTTGCTCATGTCGATGTCCATTTCAGAGACGTGAGTATATATTTTTTTCATGGTGTAATCGTTAGACCAACCACCAATGCGCATGGCGTGATTCTCCGGCATACGAATAGACGCGGCCAAGGAAGCGAAGCTGTGACGCAACCCATGCACACCGACGGCGGGAAGATCATGCTCGGCACAGATGCGGTTAATCTGCACGCGGATAGCATTGGGGGAAGTAGACACGACGGTGCCGGTCTTATCCTCAATAGCGACAAGAGCATTGTATAACTGCTCCTGCATGATGGGCACGTCCCGGCGCGAGGCTCGGTTCTTGTTAGTCTCCTTATGCACAAGCTTGTTATCCTCATCGTACACAGCGGCTCCACGTACATGAATGATACGCTTTTGCAGGTCGACATTATCCCAAACCAGGCCGCTTATCTCTGACAGTCTCAGAGAGGACAGCGCCAACAGAGCGGGAATCTCGCACGACTGCCCTCGCACGGCGGAGACAAACACAGATATCTGTTCCGGCGTCAGCCAGGGTCTTTCATCACTGACGACCTGCGGGCAGGTTACATCGAGCCGTTCGCCGGTCTCGCCCTCAATCACCGTCTGTATGAAAGCCCAAGCACTGTGCAAAGTCTTTGAAGCGTATTCCTTTGCCGCCTTGTTTACGGCGGCCTGCGCAGTCGAGCGGGTGATTGAGCTGACACGCATAGACATCAGCTCCGGGAACCTGTTGCGCTGGATGATGCGGTATGTCCGTATCGTCGTGGGCGACAGGACATTGCTCTTCGCCTCTATGTATTTGTCAATAGCTGCCGACAGCGTGACACCGTTTGCTTTCTTCGCCTCAAGGAAACCGGCACGGATCGCGGTGGCCTTGGCGATGCAGAGCGCCGCCGTCGCTTCGGTGACGCTCTGCCCCTCTTCGCGCAGCTGAATGTTCCAGCTGCCAGACTTGAGCTGCCGGGGCTTGGGGACCTTGATAACATCCTTCTTCTTGCGCTCCCGGAGCTGCTTAGTGCCGCACCACTTGCAGTAGATGGAGTCATTATCAATGGAGCGGGAACAGCTTTTACACTTCAAATCAATCACCTCCTGCAAGTGTGGTAAAGCCACTATACACTTTTCTCTGTGCTTCTGTCAATTACAAAATAATAAAGTTATAAATATTCCGACAAGAATCGACAAAAAAGGATTGAATTATTTACAGAACGGTATATCTATATATATAGGTGACAAACAATGTCATAAACAAGCAGGGAAACATGAACGGAGAGAGGAGGAGAAAAGTGTACAGGCCTACTTGCCCGTGGAGCTGCATGCTATGCTGCTGCCGCGGTTACTGTCCGGCGTATATCCGGTTCATCCGCAAGAAGCACCTGAAGAATCTACCACAATGACAGGAGGAGAACACTATGCTTCGAGAGATCATTGAAGCAAAGCTGGATCAAGCCACAGAGGAACAGCTGCGATACATAGTGCTCCTGCTGGACAACATGATCCCGAACTGAACAAAGCAGAAAAGAAACCACCCGATACCAATCATTCGGTATCGGGTGGTTTCTTTTCTACGATACGTTTAGCGAGCGGACGCAGTTCCTCTATGAGCATGTCCCAGAACTCGGGCGGGGTATTCGCCATGAACTCTATAATATCCTGTTCAAGCTCACTGCGATGGTCGCCAAGAAGTTGACCCATATATGCAGAAACGTCCTCTTTCCAAGAGCGACGCTTGAACATCTCACCCTCGCCGTGCCGCAACCACACCTCGTCAACGCCGAACTCACGACAAATTGATTTTATAATGGCATCGGACGGCGTACGCGTCCCTGCTTCCCACGTAGCGACAGTGTTTTGCTTTACACCGAGTCGGTCGCCAAAAGCAGATTGGGATAAATCAAGAGCTTTTCGGAGCACTTTTATTCGTTCGTTCATTTAATGTCACCTCCTTTTACAGTGGCAATATACATCAAAAATATCACGATGTCAATAAAAATTTGAGAAAAGTATTGACAAACACTACGGAGCGATGTATTATTATCACGCAGTCGATAAAAAATATCACGCAGTCAAACATTTAAGAAGCCCGTGGTATGAAAGAAACAGACCGGCGGCAAACCAAAACGCAGAGCGGTAAGGAACTGATTCGGTAATCTGTTTGAGCAGTGCCTGACTCCGAACATTAAGGATATTACAGTTTCGACTGCACGCATAGCCAAGCTGTTTTTCAACATCGTCATACTGATAAAACTCGGTACGGTCGAAATTGAAGTCCTCCACATAGTCTACGCCCGATGCGTTTCTTTTAGAGAAATAGACCCATGCGAAAAAGCCAACCAGAAAGGGAACCGCGAATAAAAGCTTCCTTGTTATGAGACCACAAAGGCCGACAGTAAGAAGCATAAATCCTCGGTAATCACTTGAAAGAGCTCCGCCGTCCTTAACTCGATCACGAAGGCTTGCGGTGCTTTCATAAAAGAAATTGGCACATACGGCAAGAGTGTAATTCTCGAAGGCACTGTCTTGTTTCAAAAGATCAGGCTGGCTGCGAAGATACTTGCAGATATCATGCGCTCCAGGCAGCGAAGCTAAAGGAACGGAGCGAAGAACATACCGAGGGGCTGCACGAGTATACAGGAAACCAAACCCAGCACCCAAAAGCAGATAGGGTATGACGGAAAAAAGATAATCTTTCATAGTAACCAACCTTTCAAAAAATATAGGGGGAGCGAAATGAAATATATAAACGCACCGAAGATACCGCAGGAACTGTGGCACGACGGAGAGACTGACAGGCCGGACAACACAGCGCCGCAGCGAGCGGCACAGGCACTGTGGGATGAGGTCGTGATGCGCGGCACTCCACCCGAAGAAATCAGAGCGGCGTTCAGAACGGTATGCGAGTATCTGCTTATTCCGTATATCTTTGAATGAGCTTAAGGAGACGGAGCATGAGAAACCCACTCAAAGAAAAGCGCGAGAAGCTTTTGCAGGAACTTGAGGATATCGGCGAAGTGCTCGATAGACAGGGCAAGAATGACGCTGAACGCAGATACCGCGAAGTCGTGGCGGCGCTCCTTGGCCTTATCACGGACATCCTTTGCATCGACCATACGCTGCTGCTCGTCCTTCTTGGCTTGGTAATCGGCCACATGTTGGGCAGAATCTTCTAACTTGATGAGCTGCCATATCCCAACATTGGTGATGGAGTATGACCCATAGGGACTGGCGCGGCGGGCGAGGCCGTCTGCTACGAGTCCTTCAGCAGCTGCCTTAGCGTCGCGATAAGTAAGACCGGAAGCGGCGACCAATGCGTTGAGGTCGGCGACCGTGGCACTGTGAAGGCAGCGCAGCAGGGACATAGTGACATTCATAGTAACCAACCTTTCAAATACTGTGTGTATGTTCTGGTAGGGTAGGACAGTGAAAGCCGGAGGCGCTGTAACGTTCATCCGACTTCCACTGCACAGGCTCCCGGTCAGCCGCAAGCGTTTCCGCTACGCACTTTTACGGTGCTGCTATTACAGCAACGGTGCTGCTGCACAGCGCCGAAGGGACGCGTCCCCCACACGGAAGCGCTACCTGTTACAGCAGGTGCTTAGGCCGGCCCCGATCTTTCAGTGTGCGAGCTTCACGGGCTGAAATCCCCCGTGAACTGAGAGCGGTTTAGGGAGCAACAGGAACGGTGACATGAGGGAGCTGACTATGGCTTCCATCCGTATCACCTCCTCCCGCCCCGGGGCAATCCTATCCTATCACAACATGCACACAGAACACAAGAAAAACAATAGCATACGCCAAAGGAGGAACAAACATGAACGAACATAAGGCAATAGTCGGCACAGTGTCATGGGCGGACACGGGCGAGACCATGACATTCACGGATGCGAACGAGTATCTGGAGTGCATCAAAGAGAACATAGAGTACATGGGAATAATCGGGTTCAAGTTCAGGACACTGACGAGAGACCCGGCGGTGCGCAAAGCTGTAGACGACATTCTCTACGGCGAAGCAGGCGAGGAGAACCCGCACACGATCGAGTACTACGAAGGAGGTGACAACACATGAGCGAAGCAGAACAGGCCAAGGCACAGGAGCTGGCCGATCTTTGCAAGGCAATCCCGGCAGGGGACCAGGACTACATCAAGGGGATCATGGTCGGCCTCACCAAGGCCGCACAGAAATATGAGCAGAAGGAGGAGCAGAAGCAGTGAGTGACCTGAGAGTGACGGAGGCGCAGTTCCAGCGGATGGGACTGCGCGATCTGGAGAAGTGTGCGGCGGAGGCGGAGCGCCTCATAACCAAGCGCACGGAAGAAATGTTCGAGCTGGCGGGACTCATAAGGCAGCTCGACAATGAAGCTTTCCAGAGAATCAGCGCCGCGGTCAAGGCGGAGCTTGCGAGAGGAGGCGTAGACGGTGCCGAGAGTAACGTACATACCGACGAAGAAGAAAGAGCCGGAGCCGCCGGTAGTTGACCCTGTCAAGGGGATGTTCCTTGAGCGGCAGAACGCGCTGGATCTCTCAACAAAGCAGATGGCCGTACTCTGCGGTTACGGCGAGACGCGGTTTCGTGAGATGCTCAAGACCACGCCCACATGGCAATGGAAAGTAGAGACCGTTATGAAACTGGCCAAGGGGCTGGGCATACCGCCCGGCAGGATATTCAAGGAATATGAGGGGAGCGGGATATATGGATAACCCTTTATCATGGCTGACCGTGACGGCGGCAGTCGCGTACCTTATCGGCTGCCTGTTCAGACAGGCGGCGTATGAAATCGAAGAGCGCCACGCGGCGAGTGAACGCGCGTGGAAGGAGGAGGGACTATGAGCACAGGGACAATATGCCTGCTGATCTCGGCGGGCATCATGATAATCGTGACGGTCTATCTTGACATCGTCGGCGAGCAGGTGGCGGAGATCAAGGAGATTGCGGAGGAGCAGGGCTGGGCAGACCCGGCCAAGGTACAGAAGCTGAACGAGCGCCCGCGCAGCCGCGCGGCGCACCGCCGCAGCAGACCGGCGCCGGCGCCGGCGGAGATGGACGCACAGTACTTCACCATGCCAGGCGGTGAGAAAGTGAGGCGCAGATGAACAAGCCCATTTACACCATGACGGACGCAAAGCTTCAGGCCGAGAACGACCGTCTGCGCCGTGAGAACGACCGTCTCTGCAAGGCGCTTGCCGACATGGCCGAGGAGAACGCGGAGCTGCGCGCCAAGTATGACGGCCTTGTAGCCGGCGTCAAGGCTCTCAAGAATAAGATCAGAGAGGAGGAGAAGAGGCATGCCGGAGGAAGAAAGAGCGGCGGAGCAGGAGCAGGAAGCATTTAAGCTGCGCTCCTGCAAGCATAAGAACTGCAAGTACCGTGCGGCCAGCAAGAACGCATACGGCGTGTACAACTGCGACTATGCTCTTGTGACCGGCCACACCCGCGCGGCGCAGCACCCCCCGGACAAGCGTCAGCCTGCGGACTGTATGCTGTACGAGCCGCGCACCGGAAAGAAGCCACGGCGTAAGCCCTTTATACAGACAGGATGAGCACCAAGAAAAAGGATGTGTTCCGGCAGTACATAAGTCTCTGCCCCGATCACTACCGGAGATTTGATACCAAGCATTATCAACTGACCCACGAAGCAGACAACAGCAGCTGCGCATTTTGCGGACGCGCGGCAGCACAGTACAGTTTCATACCCCGGTACGTGATCCAGCGTCAGCGGCAGCGCAGCGCTCCGGCGCGCAGCCGCGACACGCGGGCACAGTACCGGGGAGACTGGAGGGAGTCAATATATGGAAACAACAATGACAGCAGCGAGCGCCCGGAAGAAGATGCCCTGCCCTACTGAAGGAGTAGAACAGGCTACACTTTTCTCCTGGGCGCAGATGCGTACTTACTGGTACCCGGAACTTAACCTGATGTTCCACATCCCGAACGGCGGGAAGCGGAGCAAGGCCGAGGCCGGGCGATTCCGCGCCGAGGGCGTGAAGTCCGGCGTGCCGGACATCTGCCTGCCGGTAGCCCGCGGCGGCTATCACGGGCTGTTCATAGAGCTGAAGCGTCAGCACGGGAACACCACCACGAAGAACCAGAACACATGGCTTGCCGACCTGCGCGAGCAGGGCTACGCCGCTACTGTAGCCTACGGCTGGGAGCAGGCAGCGAAGATCATCACAGACTATATGGAGGAAGAGTATGAAGCTTAAAGACATTGCCAAGCTGTGTAAAGCGCGCGGGATAATAACGCTCACGCCGGTGGGCGGCACGCAATGGATCGGCGACCTCGGCGCGGCTTTCCCCGCACTCGGTATGCCGTTCATGGATGAAGAGACCGTGGGCGTGTGCCTTGATTTTGACGAGAAGACCAGGGAGAAAGTCAAGGTCTGCAACATAACCTTTACAGACTACGAGCTCGACGAATATGTAGAGGGAGACAAAGAGCTTACGAGCGTGCTGCTCAGGTTCCTTTACTACGGCAGGACAGTAGACGCATGGAGCACGGCGGACGGCGATGTAGTATTCCTCGACGCTGCGTACACAAAGCCACTGCTTGCAGATGATGATAGGACGCAACTGTTCGTCCGGCATAAAATCGGGCGGAGCTTCGGGTACGTGATCGGCAAATCCGGGATGTTTGTCACGGCAATCATAGAGCCTATGAGATTCCGGGACGACGATTCCGGGCACGGTTTGTTCCTTTCACACGCGCTGGCGCAGGTGCTGAACGAGGTGGACAAGCAGGTGAACACCGAGCCCGCCACAGACCCGGAGACGGGCGAGATAGTATGAAAGTGCTTGAGCTGTTTGCCGGAACACGTAGCATCGGCAGGGTATTTGAAGCCAGAGGCCACAAAGTTTTTTCAGTTGAGTGGAACAAGGATTTTGAAAATATAGACCTTTACGCCGACATTATGACCGTCACGGCGGACGACATTCTCGAAAAATTCGGCAGACCGGATGTTATATGGGCGAGCCCGGATTGCACGACGTTCAGCATTGCAGCAATCAGCCATCACAGGCGAAAGAACGCAGAGACCGGAAACCTCGACCCCATTAGCGACTATGCAAAATTCTGTGATGCGGTCGATCAGCACGTCCTTCAGCTTATCCGGGAGCTGAAACCGCGATTCTATTTCATTGAGAATCCGCGCGGCGGTATGCGGAAGATGACATGGATGCAAGGACTTCCACGCTATACAGTCACATATTGTCAATACGGCGACACCAGAATGAAGCCAACAGATATTTGGACAAACCACCCTAATCCGCAATTCAAGCCTGTGTGTAAAAACGGCGACCCATGCCACATTAGGGCACCGAGGGGGGCGAGAACTGGGACTCAAGGTTTGAAAGGCAGCAGAGAGAGAAGCGCTATTCCACAAGCGCTTTGCCAACACATTGTTGATATATGTGAAGAGGGAGGAAATTTCACTGATGCCCAACATTAACGCTGATGTGCTGGCGATCAACTCAGTGCGCGGCGATGAATACTTCACGCTTGAGAAA